TTTTATTTTGCTTTGTTGTAGTCTGAGTCAATTAAAGGAACGACCGCTATATCTAGGGCCAGACTAGCCAGCATTTTAGGGTATTCTGGTAGATGAACAAAACCGTGATGTTCGCTCTTAAAGTTGGGTTTTGAACCAAAAGTTACAAATTGGACGTCGTAGTCCTTCTGTAAGGCTCGTAAAACTGGTTCAATGTTCTGTAGGTCGGCTGTATGGCCATATGCGCCTCTCCACCCGATTCTTATCTTTCCCTTGTTCTTATCACCTTCTGAGTTCCAAATTTCATCAAAATCAAGGCCATTAGGGTTGACGTAGATATTGGGATTAAGATGTTTATAAACTTCCACTAAGGAAGGAACCGAGACGGTAACCCCATCGCAGAGTTTCAAACAGGTTTCAAAGAGACCCGTCACTTTCTCTACGGAGTTCTTAGAGGGATTATCTGAAGAGATTGAATATAGGTCGTCATCTATATCGACTATCCACTTTGCTCCAGACCACTTACGGAGATTCATTATCTTTAACATCTCGTCAATGTCATACATCATTGTTGACCAGATAACCGAAGAATCCTTACACATTTCCATTAACATCTTGTCGGTCCAGACAATACTATCTGGGTTATCGTTCTCGGAAATACGAGTAGTTATCCCATGACCGCTAGAAGGCGTTATCCGTACCTCTTTAACTAACTTATCTCTTTTAAGAAAGGCAAGCGGTTGGGCTATTCGATAGAAACCAACTCCTGAGTCTTGTTTTACAATACCTGCTATTTTATTCATAATCCTCCAATATATTCTTAATCCTATCCGATGCGTCGCTTCCCAATAGACCACGTTCTCCAGACTTTAATTCTTCCCACTCGGTGTTGTTTCTAAGAACAATAAAAGGGACACCCAATAAGTAGGCTTCCCTCATTACTCCCCCAGAGTCGGTTACAATGCTTTTGGCGTGTCTTTCCAGTTCAATCATCTCTTCGAAATTAACAGGTTCAATCACGTCTATCTCGCCCGTATCTAAGCCAAATTCTTTTATCATCTTAGCGGTTCTGGGATGCATTGGCCAGACAATGTGTTCTCCTGGGTATAGGGTCTTTATAGTATTCAAAACGTTCTCTAATTTATCTTTTTTGTCAACATTCGCTTGACGGTGAATCGTTGCTAGTATATAATCTTCTGGTTCCCAAGTACCGCTAATAACTTCAGCCATAACGTCACCAGAAGCATAGACCTCGCTATAAATTCCCTCCTTGGCGAGATTTTCTATCGCCGACTTTGTGGGACAGAAGTGATACTTGGAAATATGGTCGACCATTACTCGGTTACTCTCTTCAGGCATATCTTCATAGGAACGGAGCCCCGACTCGATATGAGCAATGGGTATATGTAGTTCATTGGCGACTAATGCTCCAGCTAGGGTGGTATTGGTATCGCCAATTACCACTACTAGCTGGGGTCGTAATTCTGACAGAAGGTCATATAAGGGAGACATTAAAGAGATAAGTCGACTATTGTCCACTTTTAAAGAATAGTTTGGTTTAGTCTTAATAAAAGGACTCGCCATATTCCCATAATGTTGTCCCGTATCAATATAAGTACATTTCAACTTTTTAAGTATAATTTCAGCTTTGATATATTGTGGTCTGTTTCCAGCAATTAAAGCAATCATATATTCCTCCACATCTTGACGTTACCAAAGTCGTGAACCACCTTCAAACCGTACTTAGCGTAATCGTGACAGTGGCAATAACTGGTAATCTCGTTTGTAAAACCGTCTGGTTCAGTACAAATAACGTTTTTACCAGCCTTTAGTATTTTATCCATTACCTGGTCAATCTCCTCAACGGGGATATGTTCTAATACTGTCCAGCAGAAGATATTGTCAGCCTTAGGTATTTTGTCGGTAATAATGTCTAAGACTTTATATTTGTGTTTAGGGTGTTCACACCTAGCACTTTCTACGGCCTTTGGGAAGTCTGCGCCAAGATATCCTTTTGAGTCGAAGATACCGCTGAATCTTCCCGTCCCACAGCCTAAGTCAAGTATCGTTCCTGGAATTAACTGTGACTTTATAAGAGAAGGCCATTCATCGGCATAAGAAGAACCCCACGTGGAGTTTTCCCACTTTGCCCTATAGTCATACATTGATATCTTTCTTTAGTCTTTTGGTGATTTCTTTGACTTCTTTTAACTCAGTGTTTGAACATCTTTTAGGATGCTCCCTAACTAAGATACTGGGGAAGGTAATATGTTTATAGGTGTATCCCGCTTTAAACCAGTGTAACCACATATAACCGTCTTCATTCACCCTAAGGTCATCATAAGGATTCTCAACGAAGCATTTACGATTGGCAATAACCGTACCGTGAGGCACAGAGGCATTCATCGCAATATTCTCAAGGTTTATAACGCTTGGAGCAGAGTACATACTCTCGGCCCGTAGTGCGGTGTCGCAGTTCACGTAGTCAGTATAGATGAAGTCATACTTCTTTAGATAAGGGAGAGCTTTCTTAAGCCTCTCTGGATGGGAATAGTCATCTGAGTCAATAACGACGATGTAGTCGCCATCGGAGGCGGCGATACCTTTATTACGAGTTAACCCCATACCTAGGTTCTTCTCGTTACTTAGGTACTTAATCTTGTCTGGGTACTTGTTGACGTAGTAATTAACCACCTTGTCGGTAGCGTCGGTGCATCCGTCATTTATGATAATCAGTTCCCACTTCTTATAGGTCTGACCAAGGACCGACTGAATCGCTTCTGCAATATAGGTCTCCTGATTTAAGGTCGGCATGATAAAACTAAACTTCTTCATTTTAGCCCCCTAATCGTTTCGTTATATTTAGCAAAATCCATCTCTTTTTGCCAATATTTGGCATTTTTGGCTAAAAACGGGCTCTCCTGAGCCTTTCTAACGGCTTTTACGATGTCGGGTCGACTGTTTGTACATTCTATCGCTCCAAACAGCGGTTTGTTCATGACGACGTGTCTGCCAGCCGTGATGAACTTAATCGGCGTTAGAGGAAGACCGTCGTGACCCATAACCCGTAGGTTACAGGAGAACTTGGGCATCCATTCATCTAGGTCAATCCAACCTAACTGTTCCCAGTTGTCACCCTTTTGTCCCTTCTTCTCGGCATCGCCAAAGAAGTAGAACTTTACGTCGGGCATAGACCGAACGATTTCGTACATTAAATCATTGTTATAGAGTTCTGAGTTAGGGCTATAGATAGCAACCGCAAACTCTTCTGGTAGTGGTAGCGGTTTATAGAGTTTATCTGGAGGAATTGGGACTATTTTGGCCTTAATCCCGACTTCGGCGAGTTCTTTCTGAGTAAAGTCTGCCTCACATAGGTGGATGACCTTCTCGTCCTTAAACCACTTCTTAAGAGCTTTTAGCTTCTCAAAAGAGCAATTCCAGTGTAATTGCATGATATCAGAGCCAATCCAGTGAATAATCTTCTTGCCCTTGAAGCCTTGAAGGACTTCCATGTGTGATTGAGCCGTATAGGAGTCTTGTCCTGTATAGAAACCCAAGAGGTAGATTATTTTATAGTTATTGTCCTTAAACATCGGTCGAGACAGGAACTCAGCATCAAGTATTTTAGAGACATTGTAACCGTGAGTCGGTGCCCCTAGTGAGGAAACACAGATTGGTTTAGGTTCAATTCCGTTATGTTTTTGGATATATTCCTTACGTTCAACCCAGTTCTTGTGAGAGTCGTCGGATAGACCACCAGCCTTAGGCATTTCGGCCTTAAAGAAGGATATTGGAATATATTGCCAGTCCTTACCCTTAAAGTTATCTCTCTTAAGCATCCTAACCGAGAACTCCCAGTCATTTAGTGAGTAACAGTCCTCGTCCCAGCCAATAAAGTCGTTAGCTCGACAAGGGAAGGTACCATCGGCGAACGGAGAGAACTTAAACCCCTCATACCAGACCGTTCCGTCTGGAAAGGTGGGAGCGTTCCCAATAGGGCTTGAAATGGACCCGTCTTCTCTTATTAGGTCATATAGACCCCAAACACGGTTGCATTCTGGATGTTCGTCAAAGGCGTTAGCCCATATCCTTAAGCATGAGGGATATAGATAGATGTCGGGTGACGGAAAAGCCAAAAAATCACCTTTAGCCATCTTTGCTCCATGATTACGAGCAGCACAGGCGCCCCCGTGCGGGATGGTATAGTAGGCGATATCTAGGTCCTTATACTCCTTGATGAGTTTATCGAGTAGATTACGACCCTTTCGGTGCGGGCCATCGAAAACCACGATAGCCTCAAAGTTTTTATATTCTTGTTTTGATAGAGCTTCTACCCATTGCGGTAGATGCTGATAAGTTATCCCATAACAGGGAGCAATTAGAGAGAATTTCTTCTCATCTTCTGAAAATGGATTCACTGTTCCTCCTTTTAAATATTAGTTATTGATTTCAGCCGCACCCGTATCTGCATATCTTCTTAGAATATACTTCTGAGCTTGACTTAAATCTGTTGCCTGAATGTAGTCTCTTTTCTTCTGAGCGGCCGTACTCGCCAAAGTTGTCTTATGGTTGTCGACAACGGTTTTGATGTTTCCCATATCTGCCATGTTTTTCCTTTTTTACACAACTAGAGGGGCGAACGAATCGCCCCCCTTATGTGGAACTAACTTTCGTTAGAACTAGTCAGCTGTTACGATGACGGTACCGCAGGAGACATTAAGTCTCTTAGCTACGAACTGCCATTTCCAACCAAAGGTTGTGAATTGAGCTAGCGGGTTGTAACTATCAGCACCAGCGGTTGAATATGTTTCATATCCGCCACCAAGTTCTGTAGCGCCAAGAGCGCCCTGCCCAAGTAACAAGGAGTAGTAAACGGTTGCGCCATTTGAACCACAAGCCGAGGAGAAGATGTTGTTATCAATGATAACTTTAGCACCGAAGATTGAGCCAACGACGCCTTTTCTCATGTTCTCTGGGTCTGTGTATTCGTATGCAGCTTGCCATTCACTATCAGCCATTAACCGATAAGCACTGATTGAGCTAACAACCAAAGCGTATAAACCATCGTCGTAAGGACGAACGTTTAATGAACGTAATTGACTTACGCCACGTCGGATTGTTTTACCCGTTAATCTGTGCTCACTGCCTGCAGCTAAGATACGGCCTGAGACTGCGCCAGCTTCTTCAACAGCAGAGTTGGTGTTGAAGACGATAACTGGGAAGCCTGCGCCTGCGTCGCCTGAAGCGTGTGAGGATGTGCCAAGGGATTCCTCAATGATTCTTAGGTCGACTAATTTAGCAGCAAAGTCAGCTTGTTCCTTGACGGCTTCGGTAACGAAGGTAGAAATTGCAGCCATTTGCGTGATATCCCAGATAGCTCGTGCATTACCGTATTGCTCGATATTTGCAGAAACCTGTTGGTCGGATACCGCTTGTGGAGTGACAATTGTACCCTGAGTTAACGCATAAGCAGAAGCGGCGGTGAAGCCAGTTGTATTCTGCATTCTTGGGAAGTAGATAGTAGTACCCATGTTGCTGTCTATTGGTTTTTTGATACAATAGTCAAGCATAACGAGTTGAGGAAATAATCTCTCTAACCAAGTTTTGTCGTAAAACTTAGGAACGGCGGTTACTGTACCAGTGTTAGTGGTAATTGTATATGCCATGTTTTTAAGGTCCTTTAATTCCCATTCAGCTATTCGACCGAGTTATCCTTTAGGGAATTTCTGATAGCTAGAAGTGCTTACGCACGAGGGATGTTGTATTTCTTTGCGAACTCATCGGCGGACAACTTTGAGTCGTCTAATTCTGGCTGTTTGCCAGTCTCACCGATAGCGCCAAGCTGTTGCTTGGTTTTTGCAATATCTTGTCCCTCTTTCAAACCCTCTTGTTTGGCGGCGGCGACGATAGGTTTTGCCCTACCCTCTACCACTTCTTTAGCTTGTTCTAACGCTGTTTCACGGTCGACATAACGACCTTTTGACATTAGGTCCTGGACTTCCAGGATATAAGCCGCTCGAAGGAGCTTATCCTTGTCAAATTCTTTAGCGTGTTTAGAATCAAACCTTGCCTCTTCATTCCGTTCATATATTACCTTTGCTTTTTGTTCGGCTCGGGCATCTACATAAGAATCGGTGTCTGGGTCTGCGCTTGGTGCTTGATACTGCGGGGTTGGTGCCTGTTGAGCTTGTATACGAGATACTTGTTCCTCAAGGTCACGATACTTGTCGTTGATTTCCTTGAATCGCTCATAGGGTACCGACGAACTTGTCTCTGGCTCAGTTGACACACTGGCTGGCGTTTCAACAGAGGGCTCGCTGGTTGTTTCTACGGGTGCTGATTCCGTGTCGGTAGTTGGCTCTACCTGAGTTACAGCTTCCTGTTCATCCATTTAGATGAATCCTTTCTACTTTTTAACGAGTTCAGTCTCGGTTAGAAGGGGTGTTTAACAGGCTTGAGAGAAAGGGGCGTGGGGCCGTGGTCTCAAACCCCTCTTGCTTAAACCTGTTAGTTCCTCCAAGTTTTTAATGTTCTATTTCATTTTTCCGTTGTGTTGACTACGACCGAACTTACCAACAAAAGGAGCGTTAACGGGGATGTTGTTTGTTTTTAGGGGTCGTGTTTTAGCCAATTTCTGGCTGTTCGCCTTCTTGTTTGCTGGTTTCTTGATGCTCATTTTCCATTTCCTTTAGAACGGCTGCTCGCTCGAAAGAACGAATAAACAATTCTTTTAAATAAATTTCATACAATATGACTGCCTTAACTTCTGCTTCTGACAGGGCTAGAGCTTCGTGTTTCATTTGTTCAATACGGTCAAGTTCACTCTTAGCCACTTCATCACGCCATCTAAGAAAGTCTGGGTGAATGGTTAGCCTTGAGATAACCTCGGTAATGTCTTCTTGTTTCATATTCCTCCTATAATGTTATACGTAATTTATTGTGTTGGAGTTTGACCCTGTTGTGGTACAGGTGGGGTTGGTGGCATTGGCGGTTGAGGTTGTGTCTGTTGCGGCGGTTGAGGCGGTTGAATCTGGATACCAGCCTGTTGGGCCATCTGTTCCTGTCCTTGTGGTGGAAGGTCTTTATAGTTCATAACTTCACGAGGGAATCTCATCTGTTGTGGTTGTTGTCCTGGTTCGTCAAACTGTGACGGGTTCTTAATACCAAGCCTTAGGGCCATTTCGTCAGATACTTTCTTGTAGTCTGTTGGAACATAGTGACTCATTCTAAAGTCTGCCCACATTTGAATCTTAGGGACTGAATCGGCAGGGTCTACTTCTGCAAGAGAACCAGCCTCTACCTTTATTAACCAGTCAACGTCAAAGATAATATCCTTCTGCGGGTCTTTACCAGACTGCAACATAAGGTTAACAATCTCTTGTAATTCTTCGTCTTGGACTGCGCCAGCCTGCATAAGGTCATCTAAACGAATCTTGCCTTCGATAAGACCTTTAGTAACCTTAACCCACTTGCGGTCTTCGCCTGAAACAAGAACCCATTTAAATTCGTCTTTGCCCATAGTGGCGCCAACCATCTTAACGGCCTTGTTAATCCAAGGTTCGATAATTGATTCTTCAATATTAAGTTGTCGGTCACGGACAGGGGATACCGCCTGTTGAATTAAAGACTGTATACCGCCTTTAGTGCCTTGAGTTTGGTCTGAGGTTTGATTTGGCACACCAGCCAAGTAGGCTCCGATACCAGAGACAGATTCACTGCGTTGCTCAATCCAAGACAACATGTCGTGGGGGAAGTTACCGATAGGGGCGATTGGTTTTTGGTCAATCATCTGCGGGTCAGCAACAACAATTCCACCAAACTTGTACATATTGGCGACGGTCTTTAGATTAACTGGACCAACATTTGGGTTAACAATCGTCGGGGGGTTTAACACTTTAGAACCGTAGTCCGAAAGTTGATTTAAGAATAGATTCTTAAGGGTAAAGAGACCCTTTAGGTCGTCAATAAAGGAACGTGAATATGGTTCTTTAACAACTTCCATGTCCATAGCCACCTGTACGGGCGGTGTGTCATAGACGTCATTCGTAAATTCCTGAATAAGTACTGGGTCTTCTAGGTCGTCATCAATGATAAACCGACAAACCTCATCTCTTTTATATCGAGAGATTAGTTGGAATCGGTCAACCTTGCGTTGGAAGGCTCCACCAGAACGGTTTATTCTTTGAGGGGTTGGGTCGTCTTTCTTAAGGTTTTCTTCACCCTTTGCCCAGGCCTCTAGTTTCTTTACGCCTTTAGCGTCGAAGATACCAGTAACAACATTGCCGTCCTTCTTTATTTCGACGTTATCTTTTAAATAATCAAGGGAAACAAATTGTCTTACATATAATATAGGGGATGTTTTTAGGTTCTTAGTTGGGTCAAAGACGATGTCCTCAATCGGTATAACCCTCATGTCTGGACAGTCTGATTGTGGGTTCCAATAAACTTCGGTAGCTCCATTACCAGTAACACAGAACTCTCTTCCTAGAACTTTGAGCTTATTTCTCATTGCTCCAGTAGATTGGACCATATCCTGGTTAGACCAAAGGTGCCCAGCTACAGCCGTTAGTATACTCTTAACTTCTGGGGGTATATTTTTACCACGAGCCTCGGCAAAGAACTTAGGTTCTCTTTCAAAGAGTTTCTGAATAACTCTTTCTACTAATTCTGAAGCTACTGGGTCGTTTATTTTAGTCTTTTGACCCGATAACCGTTGATTAGCGGTGTATTTTTCATAGTTTGAGTTAAAACGTAGGTGGTATGGTTGTAGAATTGGTAACCATTTGTTAAATTCATCACGATATTTTACTACATTGTCTTTTTTTTGCGCCATTTTCATTCCCTTCTATAAGGTTTATACGCAAAATCTTACAGATAGTCCCAAATATTGATAGTTTTGTCAGGTAAGTCGTCTAAAATCTCAAATAATTCATCAAAACCTGGCGTTGGGTTGTCAGAAACTCTCAATTCTACCATCAAACCTATCTCATTCTTGTGTTTTCGGAGCAAATCTATCATTTTATTCTTCATAACGTAGTTTGCCCACGTCCGATAGGCCGATTTCTCTGGATTGAACTTAGGTTCCTTTAAGAGTAGCTGTATTCTTAGTTCCTGAGCCAGGTCTTCTGCCTCATATCCTGGAATATGATAGTATTTTGACCAATAACCGATGTCGTCTTCTATTTTTTCCATATATCCAACTTGCTTAAATCAGGGTAGTTTGGTTCTATCGGTAAAGGGTCGTTGTGTTTCGGCAGGAAATGTAATCTAGTTAGAGCGTCTGCTGCGTCTCTCGGACTCATATAACAGTGCCAACCTAAGATAGGAGTATCGTCTTTTGGGTGAACTCCAGGTGTTCTGCCATCGAAGCGAGCTTTCTTGAACCACTCTTGAGCTTCGGGGTCGGAGTGTAGGATAACGCCACCTTGACCTAAGTTCAGGGTTTTCCCCCAATGGAGAGAGATACAGACAAACTCGTCTCTATGCCAATTCCGATACATATCACTTGTTAGGTGTCTTGCAGAATCAATAATCGGATATGGAAATAGTCCATACATTCCAATCTCTTGCCACCTTTCCTGTCCTCCAAACTTAACCGTCCCCCCTGCATGGATGATTGACATAGGAACACTTGTGTATGTATGTTTAGGAATAGTTACTTCTTTCACTTTGTTATAGGCACAAGCAAGTAGGAGAGCATTCGTTGCGGAGTTGACCGCTATAGCGAACGGAGCTCCTGTATATTTTGCTATCGCTAGTTCAAACTGCTCTACCACCTCATAGGGGTTATCATCGCTCCCAAGATAGTTTATTGCTGCCTTCAGTTTTGAGACATCATCTCCGAACATACCGATACCACGGTTACATTTGCCACATAAGGCCCCCCTTATTTCGCCACTCTTATGACAGTGGTCAATATGAGCATCTCCCATAGTTTCAAATTCATCTCCACATATCAGACATTTGTTACTCTGATAGGAGACCATTCTTTCTTTATCTTTAAGTCTCATCCTGTATGTGCTGTAAATATAATGGTCTCTTGATTTTCTTTTATATTCTTCTGGGTTTAACTTCGCCCTTTCTTTGTGTTCTGCCATTCTAAGAAAGCTCCTCTTGTAGGAACACCCCGTCTTTTTTCTTTCGCTCCCACAATAAATATGACTTCCACTTGATGGGGTAAATTCTTTTTCACACATCGGACATATTTTTGGTTTCATTTCCACTCCGTATCGTATTTGTTAACACAGTATGCACTGAGCATTAGTTTTTTCGGCATAAACTGCTCCCAAAATCCATCCGTAGTGCCGTGTTTTTCTATCCATCGTTGCCTTTTTTCTAAAAGTCCAAAGACTACATCTTCTTGTTCGTATTCAGCGATAGCTTTCTCAAAGTCTTCTACTGGACGATAGATGTCCCAATCCATTTCCCCCCCTTTTTAATATCTTTAGTTACAACAGAACCAGCCCCGATAACTGCATCTTCTCCGATAGTAATTCCTGGTAAGATGGTCGAGTTCGCCCCGATACTGGCTCCTTTTTTTACTAGAGTTTCTTTATACTCGCCGAACTCTTTGGCATTCGGGTAGCGGTCGTTACAGAAACACACATGAGGCCCGATAAAGACATCTTCCTCTATCGTGACTCCATTCGGGATGAAGGCGAAGGCTTGAACTTTAGACCCCTTCCCTATCTCGACTTTATCGCCGATGAAACAATAATTATGAATTCGTGGATTCATCAAACATATCCCTTAACCCTGATTCAAAATCATAATCAGCTTTAAAACCGAGCATCGTTTCGCTCTTGGTCATATCGTAGACAAATCTTCCTGGGTCTACTTCTCGTTGAGTTTTCTTTTCTACTCCACCCTTCCAACCAGTAAGTTCACAAATGATTTTACCTGCATCTTCGGCGGTTAACTCTTCGCCTGTACCCACGTTATATACTTGATTCCACTTATCCCACGGTGCCGTAAGTGCCAACAGATTAGCCTTAGCCACATCTTTAATGTACGTAAAATCGTTACTCTGCTTACCACCATAAAGAGTAGGGGCCATACCCCTTTTAATTCGGTCATAGTAACCTCCAATGAGCCCGTGCATCCTTTTTTCTTTGCCGTAGAGGTGAGCGTAACGCAATATAATGAAGGGATTATGCTCTTTAACATATGTTTCTCCTAAATATTTACTACAACCATAGACCGAGTTTCCGCAAGCTTGAAATTCCTCAGTAATTGGTGGTTCTTCTTTAATCGGCATATATACTGAACCCGTAGATGAATAGACCAGAGGGATGTGAAGTTCTTTACAAACATCTACCACGTTTTTAGTTCCCTCTACGTTGGTTTCATAACAGAGTTTAGGATTCTTGTCGGCGTCAGCAAATCTAGCAATAGCTCCAAGATGTAGAACCCTATCTGGCCTTTTGTTAATACAGAAAGCTCTAAACTGGTCATAGTCTCTGATGTCATAACCGTCCATTAGGTCGTAGCCGATGACTTCGTGGTCTTTAGTTTTGAAGGGGACAGCGGTTCCAAGACCAAATAATTTACCCGCAACGTCACTTTCAAGGCTCTCTAATAACTTCCTCGTCTCGGTCCCGACAAAACCCTTATCGCCTGTGATTAGTATTTTCATTTCTCCTCCCGAACTATATTCCCTTCAATATCTGGAATTTCTATTATTTCTTTTCCATTTTGGATTACATAATTTTTACCCTCTACATACTTATATGTTTCTCCCTTGATTCTGTCCGTAACTCCAATAATTATAATTGGCGTTAGTTTTAATTTGTATTCGTTATCTTGCCACCAATGTTTTGCCTTTTTTATCAAAACATATTCCTTTAAGTATCCCCTCATCTCATTCCTCGTCCTCCCATTTTAAAACTTCTCTTAACTTTTCGCCTGGACGCATTCCGATAACGTTTACGTTAACGTCGGAAATAGTCAGTCCGTGTTTTACCAAAACCTCGGTTAGAAGGTCTAGTAATCTAATCTCTTTACACTTAGGAATAATCAACTTCTTCCCACTCATGTATATATCCCAGATTTGGTTGACGGCATCATAGTCTTCGATAACATACCGCACCATCCGTTCGTCGGTTATTGTTATTGGTTCTTTGTTCTCGATTTGCTTTTCCCATAACGGGATAACCGAGCCATTGGAAGAAAGGATATTACCAAGACGAACCACGGCAAAATTAAAGGTACGGCATAACCGTTCCCCCATAAACTTCGTAACTCCATAAACCGAGATGGGCTCAACCGCCTTATCAGTGGAAATGAAAAGGACATCACTATTATACTTATAGGCCTCTCTAAAGAGTCTGGTTGTTTTTCCGATGTTGTTTTCAATAAAACTTTCGACATTTTCTTCTCCTAGGTTAACGTGTTTGTAGGCGGCACAATGAATTACTAAATCACAAGGATGTCGGTCAAACTTCCAGTCGGAAAAGTCCATTAAGAGTTTCTCAACAGGGAGTTGACACTGAGCCAGGCTCCACTCGTTGTTGTCAATTAGGGTTACTTTGTGTTCTTTGTGTAGTTTTTTGGCAAAGGTTTGACCGAGACTCCCGCCACCACCTGTTATGATTATGTTCATAGTTCCCCCTTTACTTCTTCCCATGTGGTGAATTTAACCGCTTTATCGTCAATAATTAGGTCAAAATCACCCTTAATATTTGTTATTTCGTCATATGGTATCTCAAAAAACTCCATCCATTCGGCAATATGTTTGGGGTGTTTGGCCCGATAAGAGAAAATCACGATAGTATGACCGTCTTTTCTCATCTTTTCCAACGAATCCTTAGCCCCTTCCTTCGGATTTCCCATCCTAAACCCCTCAGGAACGTTGTTTGGGTCCATTACAACCCCGTCAAAATCAACCGCAATAATCATTCTCCCCCCAAAACATAGGCCTCAGCTTCAATTCCACCTAGTAAGGTCATCGGTGGGATAACAACTGGACCCTTATCTTCTTTATGTTCATATATAAAGTACCTCAAAGCATCCATGCAGTGGTCATGAGACTTCTCTGGACGCTCCTGCTTGTTTCTGATATCGCCTTCTTTAACTTCTTTCCACGAATAGGCCTCAAACTCATCTATCGTGTTCTTGCAGTTACCTGCCACAAATAGTTTCGGCTTACCTGTACCTTCTTGGACCTTGAGGTAGCCACGAATCTTCTCAATGCCACCCTTAAAGTAGTCCTCGGTTGTGGTGCCTCGCTTCTTGGAGACGGGCATCACATAAATACCATGCTCGGATAAATCTTTGATGGACTGCGATGCCGCTTGGTCTCCATAGAATGTGGTGATATAAAACCCTCCAGTTTTCACCTTAATCAAATGAGCCAATTCACTCGTGAACAAATTGGCTTCATAGATTTCATCATAAATATATAGGTTGTCTTCGTGGTCAACGCCGATAAAGAGAACGGCGGTGGGGTTAATCTGACCAAAGTCGATTGCCACGAACTTAGTCCAGGCCGATTCTGGCTGGAGCATATCAACAACGTTTAGCTTCTTATCAAATTCCTTATAGACGAGTCCCGCCTTACGGGTAAAGTCGGCTAGGTACTCTTGAGCAAAGACATCATCAGGTAGGTCCAGTCTCTTTGATTCTATGTAGGCCCGACTAGAGTATGGGTTGTCATAAGAGGTACAGTGGTAGTAAGACCAGTCCCTTAACTTCTGAGCCTTAACACACATCTCGTGGAAGTGGTCAAACCCATTAGGTGTCGAAATAAAAAATACCCTCCCGTCGGTTGTATTCAACATAGCCGAGATAATCGTATCCCAGACGTGGGGTTTCATAAATGCGTATTCATCTAAAGCCACACCGTGTAAGCGAGAACCTCTAAGCGAGTCTTCGTTGTCGGCTCCCTTAAATTCGATAGTGGCACCGTTGACAAACTCAACCGAGAGTTCGGTCTCATTCATCTTCTTGATTAGTTGCTTCGGTATAAAATGTTTAACGTGGTCTTTCCAGTAAATCGCTTTGGCTTGCTTATAGGTGGGAGCGACAATCCAGAATCTTCCCTTAGGAGTAGCCATTGCTTCACGAATCATTTCGTTCATAACAAAAGTTGACTTCCCAGACTGTCTCCCCCAGTTTAAAACGATGTATTGGTTTTTGTCTTGATGTACGATTTTTTGTATTGGTGTTGGTTTGTATGGAATCGTTATTTCCACTATTCCTCCCATTTGATAGTGATATCGCCCGACACTTCTTTTTTGTCGGTGAGACCAAGTATCTTTGCCCCTAGTTCCAACTCACCCTTTCGGTTAGCTGGCTTAGCGATGATATCGTCTACCAGAGATTCCGTTATCAAGTCTTCAGTTAAGCCCTGCTTTGCAGCGGCTTCCTTAAACCCTTTGGTCTCGGTGATAGTCTTCGGCCTTTTAGATACCGAATCTGAATAGCCTACTTCTTTCATAGATTTCCTTAAATTACCGTTATTCTTTACTATTGCTTTTACTAAATGTTTTTGTTTCCAAGTTGCCATTATTTCACTTCCAATTTTACTGTTTCTTTACCGACCTTATAAGAGATTGCTTGAGCCTGTAAATCGGCGGTTCGAATAACCCACTCCACAAAACGAGACCCATCTCTATCCAGTCCTACGTTCACTTTCTTTACTTCAAACTCAAATTGCATTGTTCCTCCTACTATGTATATACGCTATTAGTTATTACCTATTACTAATAATATACGGAGTCAAGAAGATTATTAAATAAAGTTATTGACAAGACTATAGTTATAGACTATACTTATTAGAGATAAAAGAAAGGAGTAGAAATGAAGACGTTCTTCCTAGTGAACGAAATAACCATCGCAGTTCTCATCGTTCTGAGTGCGGCGAGTTGGACAAGTAGCCTAGACACCTTTATGGGTGCGGTCATCTTGACCTATTTCGGCATAATCTGTGAAGTCGCCCGAAGACAGGTGACGGCATGATAGAAGACGAGTTCTCTCACCTAGAAATGTCCCGACAGTTAAGGTATCAAAAGAGACGGGCGAGGGATGGCAGGTGTATCATCTGCGGTCGACCGACACGAACGAAGCATTTATGTGAGGAGCATAGACTCTTACACAACAAGTACCAGAATAATTTAAACAGGAAAAGAAAGGAGCGCAATGGAAATTCAACAAACCATGCGGTTCAGTCAGTTCAAGATTTTAAAGGGTAACCGAGCGGTTAACGAAGCTCACCTGAGAAGCTTGATTAAGTCCATCAAAAACCAAAACAGATTAAAGAACAATCCAATCATCGTGAACGAAAAGATGGAAGTGATTGACGGTCAACATAGACTGCTCTCCGCTAAAGAGTTAGAGACCCAAGTCTACTACACCGTAGCGAAAGAGGCAGACCTGGAAACCGCCCAACTCTTAAACCTAGACAATCGTTCCTGGGGAATAAAGGATTATTTAGAAAGTTATATCAAGTTAGATAGGGGAGACTACCGAGGCCTCAAGACCTTCTCCGAGAAGTATGGTATCTCTATCTCAATGAGCATCCTACTTCTAAACAGCAACTCAATGAAAAAGGACTCGGCCTATATGAGAAACTTCAAAGACGGTAAGTTCATTATCGATAGTTGGGATGAAGCGGTAGATATGGCCGAGAAGTTAAATGAACTCAAACCATACTTAGAGAATGACAGCATTGTCAACGACCGAGAGTTCGTTAACGCCATTAAAGAGGTCTTAGAAATTGCTAAGATAGAAGTCCTGGTAAAGAGGTTCAGAACCAGTGGAACCATAATTGAGAGGTCAGGCTGGAAGAAGAACTACCTTAGACAGTTAGAGGATGTTTACAACTTCGGCCTAAGAGAAAAGAATAGAATAAGATTTTACTAAGAGTCCCCAGAAAGGAACACATGATAGTATTTATTGCCCTAGCAGCCCTCCTCGGTTATCTAATCGGGAGTTACGGTCAGAGAGACCTGAAGAAGATTAAGAAGACATCTGACGTTATCCTAAACGTCGCTATGTCCCAGTTTGACCACCAGCAACGAATGTTCCGACACAACCTTAGGGAGATGGTGAAAGTCTATGTCCCGAAAGACAAACAAAGAAAAGCCATTAAGGAGATAGAAGAAGCGGCCCCTAAGTTCTCTAAGGGTTACTTCGTCAAGTTAATGGAAGACAAGCACAATATAAAAATAACTAAATAGACCACCCTAGACCCCGACCACTAGACCCCGCCAAGGGGTCTTTTTTATACTCTTGACAAGATGACCACCCTGAATCTATTCCACCCGTGGAGAAATCTATATTAATCCCCACCCTAAGCCTTTTTACTAAAACATATTATAACATATTATCTATCTATTCTCGGGCGGTTGAGGCGGCATTGAGCACAAGAGTAGCTTTTGACCACCATAACTTACCCATAACTATTTCCTGACCACCCTAAAAGAACCTGATTTGTTGATACACGGACTATAACGACCACCTTGAAACCGAAGGGGGTGAGGCTTGGGTTTTATATTGGTATACCTTTGTAATATGCTTACGCAAAGCCTTTATATATGTATATGTGAGGCTTAAGATTATGGTATGAGTCTAGCTACGTTACTATACATAAGCTCAATCAAGCGTGTTATTCATATAAGTAGTTGATATATACAGATAATAAGAGGCACGATATGCCACCAATTACATAACTATTGACACGATTATGATATGTGTGATATGCTTCATTACAGCAGATGACAGCTTGGTACGAGGTACAAGTCCAAAGTGGCGGATTCGACAATAACCTTTGATAAATACTTCAAAGGAATTGAACGACAGATTACTACTCATAAACAGCGAGGTCAGGAAAAGGGGTTATTATGAAGCTATATACATTTCTGAAAGAAGTAGAGGGAAAAGAGGACATCATAATTGAACAGGTAAGAGCCGAAAATCACGCACAAGCAGTTGCAAGAGCAACTGACAAAAGGGTGAACTTTCAAACTAGCTTTTACAGCGAAACAATAGAGGAATAAAATGCCACTATCAAAACAAATTCAAAAACGAAACGAAGAAGAGAAGACAGAAGGACTTATTGCCATGCTAGTTATTGGAGCAACAATATTATTTATTGCTTTGATGTTCTATTACGGGAATATGTTAAGTTATTAAATTAAGGTTGGCCTCGTTATTTATGGGTAGTAGTTAGCTATCTAGTAGGCGAAGTCAGGAAAAGAAAGAGGTAGGAAATGACTAAAAAAGAAAGAATTCAGAATTATATTGACGTGTTAGCAGAAAAAGTCCCCGAATTATGTGGGGAAAATCAGCACTTGGCTTATGATTATTATTCGCTTTATGGTGGATATAAATTGGTCGCAGTAGATAACGAAACGGGTGGAGTTTGGGAAATTACAACAACAAGACAGAAAGCAAGTGAATTTGTGATTACTCTTGGTGCTATGTTCACAATCGCCCAAAGATTAGGCAGATAAAGGCAAATTGACTTTGCCTATTGGGTAGCTAACAAGCCTTCAAACGAGAGAGGACAGGAAAGGAAAAGATGTTATGCGACAATTAACAGTTTCACAAAAGAAAGTTTTAAACAGGGCTTTTAAAGAATATCAACCGACACAATGGGAAGAATTAACAACGGAAGATATTGAAGAATTGGAAAAGATTAACGACACAGAAATTTTGTGGCAAGAAACAAACGGATATTTAAACGGTTTATACTGGAAAAATGAGCAAGACAAACCGTCTTGGCTAAAATAATATAATTTCCTCTCTCATTTGAGGGCTTACCCTCAATAACCTCTTATCTTGTGAGAGTGTAGGTTTTTTGAACTTGCACTCTCCCTGACCTAAAAAAGAGGGAACAAGAACTAAGAAAACTAAGTATGTTGTTAGAATTGACGGAGATATTACGAAAGACGCTGAACTTATATCATACCCAAATTTTAGTAAAGAGTCTTATGAAACAATACTGTTGGCTTTGTGGCATTTTGGCAGACAAGCTACAGATAGCGACATACTAACAAATATTGAAAAAACAAACAGGGCGATTGAAGAAGTAAAAATAATTGGAACGGACTAGAAATAATTGTTAACCAATTTGTAAAAGAAAGTGAGGAGAAATGAACGAAGACCCAACCAAGCCTGAATTTTTTGCTCTTTGGAGCATAAGACAATTACAGGTAGAGTGTGCGAGATTAAACCAAGTGTTAAAAGAAGCTATCGATATAGCTGATAAGTATTGGGAAGTTAAATTAAAAGAAGAAAGTGAGGAGTAATGGACAAGGACACTATTAGTATTATTTGGCACATAGATGACGTTGAAAGCCAAGTAGAAGGACTGACGAAAGACGAGAAAAGAGAAGCATTAAGAAGGGTTGAAAAATACCACGACGCCGATGAAGGCGTAAATTGGGACACAATAAAATACTTTGGCGAGCAAGTTAAGGAAGAAAGAGAGCATAAATGACCAATAAAGAGAAAATATTACGATATTTAAGGCAAAACGGCTGGGTACACAGTTACGAATTACAGCGCAATATAACCGACAGGGTTAGCCCTGCCACGATTGATAGGCTGTTAAGACAAATGGCGGAAGACGGTATCTTGGAAAAAAGATATGACGGCAAGTATGTTGAGTTCAGAGTTTTTGAGAAAGAGCTTAAATTATTTTAGGGGGTGTAATGGAAAGATTGTTTCGGTGGTGGTACTTTGGGTTTATTACCAAAAAAGAATTAGAAAGACTATATAAAGTTATTGACAATCTATATTAGTTGTGATAGACTAATATAGAAAGGAGTAGATATGGACAATTACGCACAGGAAAAGTTTTGGTGTCGGAGTTGCGACATAGAGATAACCGACATAGACGACAATAAATGCGAGGGTTTGTGCCAAGACTGTTATGCAGATATGGTACAAGACCAAGCAGACAGGTGGGGAGAGCCAGTAGAAAAGGTCTCTAATTGTTGTGGAGCAACTATGTATGGTGTAGACAATAACGGGGTCGGACGCTGTAACGACTGTAAGGAAATGGCAGAAGAAACGGAGACAGAATGAAAGAGTTAGAAAAAGCGATTGAGGAGTTTGGGGTGGCTTTTGAAAACTATCAAGAGTCGCAGAAGAAAGTATTTAAAGTCGTAGAAAAATCATTGATGAATATTACCATCAGTCGCCCGATAACCTATATCGACAGCGACAAAGAGAGTTATGGAATTGATAAATAAGGAGAATTATGAAAAGTAAGACAATACCAATTAAATTAAGAGAGGTTTCAGACTTGGAACTAGCCGAAGAATTTAGGCAAGTTGCTAAGGACAACGCCTCTGACGTAACCAAAACAACTAAAATGCTCTGGAAAGAGTATGTTGAAAGAAATAAGAAATGAAAGACGTATTTGCAAAAGCATTTATCAAAATGCAGTCAGAGTTACCAAGAGTAAAAAAAGAAGCCGAAACTTGGATATTAGACCACGATGCTAACCGAGCCGAAATGGCTTACGACGCTTGGAAAGAAGACGGAAATGGAGAATACTAAAGACAGCCGAATGTTACCAAACGGCAACAAGGTAGTACCAGTTATTCTTGACCCATTAGAGTGGCAACGGTTTCAGGCTATGTCTAAACTCCTGTACGACCAATCAGCGTCGGACAGAATTAGAAAGTATATCTTGGAATCAAACTTAAATGATGCCGATAAATTAAGAGAGGAACAATGAAAACAACAGACGGAGTAGAAATACCTAAACGCAGGGCTGGACTGTACTACGAGATACCAGATAAACCGATTGAGACTGGCTACCCAAGCGTTACAACGATACTTCGAGTATTAAGCAAACCAGAGTTAGACTACTGGAAACTTGGTACGGTCTATGACGCCGTTACAGCCGACCCAACGATAGATAAAGCCCGAGCCATAGATGCACCTAACGCAGTAATGAGAAGTGCGGGAAAAGAAGGCTCACGAGTCCACAAGCTAATTGACGAATACTTCGGCGGTACTAAATATGTTAAAGCCGACGAATCAGAGAAAGCTCAAGCATATCTAACTGCCTTTGAAGAGTTCTATAAGATGCATCGACCAAAGGTGGTAGAAACCGAAGGAATGGTATATTCACATAAACGTGAGTATGCTGGCACTTACGACGGTTTATTCGAAATCGCTGGCGAGATATGGTTACTAGACTGGAAAACGTCTAACCAAATCCACGACGAAGCACGAATACAACTCTGTGCTTATAAACATGCTCTAGAAGAAATGGGAAAGAAAGTAGACCGAATGGCGGTTGTTCAATTAAAGAACAACGGCGCATTCGTCTTCGAAGAGATAGCCGAAACCGAACGAGAGGTCGAATTGTTTGGAGTCTTTATGGCTTGTCTCACTATATATAACGCATTAAAGAGGAGAAAGTAATGGAAAAGATTAGAATCGAGAAAGTATTAGACCCGAAGCACATCACTGGTGATAAGAACGGAAGACACTATGACTTCTGGAGTTACTCAATCACCGCTAACAACAGAATCTATGGAGTTAAGGGATATGGTGCCGAGAACTTGAAAGAGGGCATGACGGTACAGGGATTCATCTCAGAGAGACCATATACCGACAAAGACGGTAATCAAAAGACTGCGTATGATTTCACCATGGTAAGTAAAACAACCGCCGATATCTACGAAGAGATTGATAAACTCTGGACCGAGATAGCAAATATCAATGCTAAGTTAGTTAACCCAAAACAGGCAACCTTAGACAAATTAGATGAAGCGCCTCCAATCACCGAAGAACCACCTTATGACGAGGAACCCTTCTAATGTTGGGGTGGATAATCTTTACTAGCACATTGTCGCTATTCTTTATAACGATTGTGAGGGAGTAATTATGGACTTCATAATAGCTTGTATAATTCTGATGGTATTCTGTGCTATGGTATCTAGTTAAGTCAATTAGCATAAGTTAGAAAAAACTGCGTATAAACTTAGTGAGGATATTCTCATTGACAAACAATGTATAATGGGATTATGATTTAACTAACAGAATAAAGTCAGAAAGGGGTTTTGCTGGGATAGCTGACTATAAATCAAGTCTCGGGGTATGAAAAGCAACTCAGTGGAGCATGACGTACCAACCTTCTCCCCATTATTCAATTAAGCTTTGGGGGGAAGGGGGGTAATCCCTACAATCTAGTGAACCATCACAAGTATATTATACAATGAATATAAGTATAGTATATAGGAGGTATATGAAAACAATAAATAAGTATTCTGTAAGATGTTCGTTAATTGGTTTTAATTGTTAGGGAGAAAATATGAAAGTATCAAAAGCAAAATGTCCAAGCAGAGCGTCAACAATAATCACAACCGAGATAGACGATATGGAGATGTTGGACAAGTTCCAGTCAGTAGAAGTATTTAGGCAAATGGTAGATAAATCATCAGATAAACTATTAGAGGAATTTATGCCAGAATTGCGGACTAAATTTGTGGAAGAAATGGAACGAATAACCAAACAGATGGGTCAAGAAGTTATGGTTAAAGGACTTAAATCATTGGCAAAGGAGTAAAGATGGACAACATTGAAGAAAAGAAACCTTTTTTTAGCTAGAAGTTAGCTAGGTTGACCAGTTTAGTATAATAAGCGCTATGCAGGAAATGATAAATCATACCACTTAGCATCTAAACGCCCGTTAAAACGCATTATAACCCGTCAGAATGAAAAATAAATAAAGATTGAAAGGAGTTAAATGGAACAACTAATAGTTATTTTATTAATAATCTCAATTGGAGTAATGGCAATTGCTTGTCTTTTGCTTCTTGAAATCTTAAGAAGAATATTTTAAGGAGGAACTATGGAAATTAAAGAGATATTAAGAGAAACAGTTGAGTGGTTTTATTGGGACGGAGAAAAAGACTTTAATAACCACAGTGACTATTATAAGGAGTTTTCGTCAAAGATAAAAGCTCTCATAGAACAAGAAAAAGCTAAAGCGGTAAAAGAAGCGATAGAAAGGCATCTTGAGACTAAATGGGATAAGAAATATGAGGAAGCTTTAATGGTATTAAGTTGGAATAATTATAAGGAGAGTAAGATGGACAACATTGAAGAAACATTTAAGAAATTGAAAGAGTTTTACCCGAAAGGTTCGGTATTTTTGGTTCTTGAACAGAAACAAGCAGACTCTATTGTGAACCAAGCTATCTCCGACTACCAACAATCCCTGTTAGAGTGGGCGAGAGAAAATACGGACACGGCACACCCAGACGGAAACATTTTATACTTAGACGACCTTGAGAATTATATAAAGGAGAGATGACTAAGGGCTTAGATAAAGTAAGGAGTGATAGATGAAAAAGTATGTAGTAGTTGATATTGGGTGTATTGAGTGCGGGGAATCAACAGAGATTCTTGGAATTTATAACACAAGAAAAGATGCCAAAAAAGACCACAAAGTAAGAACATATTTTTCTGGTGGTCAACACGTGGTAGAGATTATTGAGGGAGAAGAAGTAATAAAGGGGGAGAAATAATAAATGAGTGATAAAGAAATAGCAAAAATATTGGCACTAATCCATACCACCGAAAGCACGGTAACTCTGGCGGAAAAAATATATGACCTCTTAAAAGCAGAACGCCAAGCTACCATTAAGGAGATAGAGCCAGAATTAAAAAAGATTAAGTCCGAATGTGAATTTACCCACTATGAAGAATCGGTTGAGTTATTCCGTGATTCAGTGGCGACAATAGAAGAATTAGTAGACGACCTATTAGCTAAACTGAATGAGATGAAGTAGAAGGAATAATCTTCCTGACAACAGTAATATAATAATATAGAATTAAATAAGTAAAAACAAAAAGCGAGTAATCGCTTTAGAAACAAAAAGCGAGGGAACATGAAGAATATTAAAGAAGGACGCAGAAACCACCGCCTTAACCGACGGGGGTCTTTTAGTGTTCTTATAAATATGGGGAAAGGAGTGCTTATACATCTTTAGGGGGTCGAAAGACTGATTAAAGAAAGGATAGAGATAAACAAAAAGCTAATAGTGGTCATCTGTATACTGATACTGGCGATTCCACTAATCGCTCTAGCCAACTCTAGAAAAGCCAACCTTAACACAAAAACTAAAGAAGTCATCTATCAGGTGACGGTAAAAACAAAAGCAGAACCTTTAAAATTTCCCGTAGGTGAATATTCAAAAGTCACGGTTGCAGAACCAACGCTGACGCAAGTTTTACGACCGATTCCAAAGATTCCGAAGATTCCTGCAAACTCTTATAAACTGTTCATCTACACAATGGAGTCAGGAAACAGAACCAACGCCGTTAACGCTTACTCGGGAGCCTGTGGTCTAGGCCAGAGTCTTCCTTGTAGTAAAATGGGCTGTAGTCTAACCGACTACGCTTGTCAAGACGCTTGGTTCACCAACTACGCCATATCTCGGTATGGAAGTTGGTACAACGCCTACTGTTTCTGGGTGGGTCACCGATGGTGGTAATACTCTTATGGAGTCTTGCCTTCTGGTTCACCTACGCCGCATTAAGGGAGCACTAGAAATAGTGCCCTCTATCTTGAGCCTCAACGACCAAGAGGCTTAAGATAAAGGACACTAAGGGGGAAAAATGAAAATAGAAAGTATCGTAAAACCAGATTTTAACAAATGCCTAAAAGCCTATCCTGGCGTAACAGTCGCCGAGATTTATAGGGCTACGGAACAATTAAATAAGGAGGGAATGTGGAAGACGATTGGTACGAAGAAGAACGAGTAGAAACCTACAGTCTAGTCGGTTGTTTCTGTATCTGTTTCGTTATCGGTATCTTAGCGTTCGGTATTATCTGTCAGTGTTTTCACTGGCATCTGTAACTGTAATAGTTCTTTAAAAATTAGCAACAACTAGGAGGAGCGATGTGCGACAAGTTGAAGATTGTTGGAGCAATTATGACCTTCAATGTCGGAGATAAAGTCGTAACGGTAGTCAAGTGCCCACATTGTGGAGAGTTAAGTCAAATAACTGGTAAGGTTAAACATCACAAAGTAGTGAGGTGCTGGTCATGTCAGGACTTGTATCTTATTCCCTGAAGCTCGTTCCCGTCTACATGAGGATAATCATCGGTTCACAGTGTCCTAAATGTGGAGAAATGAATCAACACGGAGACCAACTAAAACTATTCTACTACTGTCTTAATTGCAGGATATTCTACTATAGGAGGCTGTGATGGAAATCTCCTGCGGATATGGTTACACCGAAATAGCAAAGACTTGTGGCTTCTGGTGGATTACTTGCCCGATTTGTTTCGCCCATACGGCTATCATAATTCCTGTTACGGGCAGGATTCACTCTTGCTACAACTGTCATGTCATGTTCATCGAATCAGGAATAGAACTGGCTGACCTATGAACTGGCACTGGTATCTACCGATGATTATCCTCTTTATGGCAATCGTCTATCGAGAGAAGAGGTGATGCCAGGTGTTGTGTCCAGTATGTCGCCGCCCAATGAACGGGAAAACTGTCGAGCACCACTATTAACTACTGGCCTAAGAAGAAGCATAAGGGTAAGAACATCATTATGACGGTTCACCGAGACTGCGAGAAACAGTACCACTACTTCTGGTATGAATACTGTCAGAGAGGGTGTGAAGCTCGTAACTGTCGCTTTAAGAAAATTTGTTGCTATTATTCGGAGGGATAACCGAGAAGACTGGCTTACCGTCAGAAACTATCGGTTCTTCCCTCCACCCACGCCACTAAGGAGGAAGGCGGTGTATGGAAATGAGAAACTATGAGAAGTCGTTGTTTATCAGCGATATCCATTGTCCCTATCAAGACCCGATGTGTATGAAAATTATTGAAGAGTTCTCGCTGTGGTTCAAGCCACAAAAAGTCTTCATTCTCGGAGATTTGGTAGATTTCTACCAGCTTTCTCGGTTTGATAAAGACCCAAAGAGAATGGACCACCTTCAGGACGATATTGATTCAGCAAGAGGTGAACTAGAAAGAATCAGAACCGCTAATCCTCGGTCAGAGATTGTTCTGTTTGAGGGAAACCACGAGACTCGTCTCCGTAAGTGGCTCTGGAACAATCCAGAGGTGTCATCACTAAGGGCTTTATCAATACAAGAACTTCTAACCCTTAAGCAGTATGATATTAAATGGGTTGGAGCCCTTGAAACTTATCTCCACCACGAATATTCCCTAGAACACGGCTCTATTGTCAGAAAGTTTTCTGGCTATACCGCTAAGGGAATGATGGAGAAGAACGGACTTTCTGGTATTTCGGGACACACTCACAGAATGGGGAAGCACTACCACACCGACCTTTCGGGAGACTATCTCTGGGTTGAGAACGGCTGTCTCTGTGACCGCAAACCAGACTATGTTAAGAATCCTGATTGGCAGAACGGCTTTAGTGTCGGCTTCTTTAAGAAGAACAACACCCGCTTCCACATTGACGACATCTGTATCACCGATGGGAAGGCTGTCTATGCTGGCCGAGAGTTTGGACGGAAATAAAAACAAAAGGGGGGTCTTTTTATAGGCCCCCTATAACTATGAAAGGAAATTATGATAGTAAAATGTCCTAGTTGCAAAACAACAATGAATAAAAATGGCAAGCAGTGGAAGTGTAAAGCTTGTCTTAAAACAATAGACCGACAAGAAGCCGAGATATATGCCCGCATTGTGGGATATGTCAGGCCGATAGACTCGGCTAATGAGGGAATAAGGCAGAGCATTGGAGATAGGGTAATGTTTAAGGCGGAGGAGTAGGTGACATGGAGGGAATGGTTAAAGGGAAAAACATCAGTAGAGGTCTTTCACGAAGTAGGGAAAAGAATGAAGGCGGGTACAATCACGCCAGAACAAGCAAAGAAGGTTTGGTCAACCTACCGAGAAATAAATGAACCAAGAATTTACCAAGACGCCCTCGACCCCAACTGGTGGTCTAAAGCCTGAGATAAGCTGTATCACATTCTTTGAAAATGGAAAGTGTCCAAAATGGAGGCAAAAGGGGAGTTGTCCGTTTAATGTCATAGTAAATGGTAGTAAGGAGTGCCGATATGGCAGGTAAAAAAACTGAGCACGGTTACTCGCTGTTTTTGAAAATAAATGGCAAAGTGGAGCTACCCTACCACCCATCCTCTAAAAAGCGATTATTGGCACTTTGTCGAGCACGAAAAGAGAGCAAACAGGGCATCTATATCAAGGTTTCCTATGGCCATAACGTCCATAACGATGGAACCTTCTATAATTACCACGATTTATGCTTAGCCCTAGATTCGTGGACAGAGCCAGAATTACTTAAATTCGTTAAAGGAGGAAAATGGGTATAGAAGAAGCATTGAAGCATATTGAGAAGGCCTTTGGTAAGGAAGCGGTCATAAAGTTAACCGCAGGAAACTCTAGCATAGAGCGGGTATCAACTGGTTCTATCGGACTTGATATCGCTACAGGTGGAGGCTTACCTCGTGGACGGATTATTGAAATCTATGGCCCAGAGATGAGCGGAAAGACTACACTCTCGTACCACATAATTGCCGAAGTACAGAAACTTGGCGGAGAAGCGGCGTTTATTGATGCCGAGCATTCTCTTGACCCAGATTACGCCCAAAACATCGGAGTTAATTTAGATAAATTATATATATCGCAACCTAACACGGGAGAAGAAGCACTTGAAATCGTTGATACATTTGTTAAAGAAGGGGCGGTGGATGTGGTTATTGTTGACTCTGTATCTGCTCTTGTCCCTCGGGCGGAGATAGATGGAGAGATGGGAGATTCCCATATCGGTCTACAGGCACGGTTAATGAGCCAAGCAATGAGGAAGTTGTCTGGCGGTATATCTCGTTCTAACACCATTGTCGTGTTTATAAACCAGATAAGGATGAAGATAGGGGTATTTTTTGGTAACCCAGAAACCACAAGCGGTGGACAAGCCCTCAAGTTCTATTCTACAATAAGGATAGACCTAAGAAGAAGCGAACAGCTAAAAGAGGGTGATAGGGTTACTGGGAATAGAGTTAAAGCCAAAGTGGTTAAAAACAAAGTCGCCCCACCCTTTAGAACAGCCGAGTTCGATATCATATATGGAGAAGGTATATCTTACTACGGAGAGTTGGTAGACTTAGGTGTAGAGAAGCGTGGTTCGTGGTTAGATGTCTGCGGTAAGCAAATGCAGGGAAAACTAAAAGCAATAGAGTATATAAAAGAAAATCCAAAGGTCGAGAAAGAACTTCGTGACAAAATCACAAACCAACAAACTTGATAAACTTTGGAGAGAAAGGGTAAAGGAAAGAGATGGATTTTGTTGTACAGTTTGTGGAGGTACCACTCATATTAACGTTCACCACGTTGTTGGGCGTAGGAACCGTCATCTTCGTTGGGATGCTAATAACGGCATTTGTTTATGTCCTCTACATCATACTTTCGGAATTGAGTCGGCTCATCAAGACCCAATTTGGTTCATTGATTGGTTCAGCGAGAGATTTCCTGAGCGGAAAACAAGGATAGATGAGTTAAGAAACTCAACCGCAGTAATAGATTATGAAGAAATAAAAGAGAGCCTCGAATGAGGCTCTTTTGAATATATAATAGCCCGCAGGAGGAGGTAGCCTACGGGCCTGGCCAGCTATTTGATAGCGAGTCTAAGTCCGACAAGACCTAAGCCTTGAAGAATCATATCGTTGTTACCTTGCAATAGTCCGAGGACTACCATAAGAGCGGCGATGATGAAGGTCTTTTTACCTTCTAAGAATTTTATTACTTTCATATTATCCCTTTCTCGGTTTACATTTTTCCATTATTTTCTCCTTAACCAACCAGCGATTGCTGGGCTTAAATAGTTATGATTTTGTGCATGACAGCCTGAGCCTAGTGGCCAGTTCTGGTCAAAAGTCGTTAGAGACCAGTGTCCTGCGTTGATACAGATAGCGATATGTCCATAAGGTAAAGTGGCTGACTTCTTCCAAATGACAATATCTCCCGTCTTTGGGGCGTTCCAAGGCAAGTTACCAATAAAGGTATAGTATGCTCTAGGATATGTGAATTGAATGTCACACGCATTCCCCGTGAGTCCAACAGGGACTCCGTTTACTTGCTGATTATAGAGTTGGGCTAGGTCGACACATTGGGCTCCATACCAGCCGTCCCAGTCTACTTTTTTGCCGTTTTCAGCGGCCATGAATTGTTGTAAGGTCATGTTCCTCCTTTCTTAAAAACTTATATGTCCTTGTAATAAAAATGCGATTACGCCAAGTGCGGCAACAATAATAGCTCCGATGCTCATCTTGACATACCACTCAACCCATTTATCAGCTTTTTGCTCAAAAGCACGGTTGAGTATTTCTTCAATTCGGTCAAATCTGTCTGTATTAGCTTGGCAGTTATGGCGAACCTCGCCAAGGATTGTTTGGTGGTCCTTCACGTTTTGCTTCATCTGTTCGTCTATCACGGCAAGCCTTTCTACAGTTGTCATTTTCTTTATTTTTTATTCCACTTCTTTGATTGGAGTTTAATCATCTTATATTCTTATATAATTATCGCTACTTAGTTTATACGCTAATCCGTCTTTATCTTGGATTATTGAACTGTTTATTTGAATGTATTGTTCGTTATATGGTTCCCAGTTTATTGTGATGGTCGTTGTCGGTGTTGGGATGCCTAGGACCTGGGTTCCCCCTGTTAGGGTTAAGGCCTCCGATACCTGTGCTACCGTTCCATTAACGATAGAGCCTGTGGTGACTACTTGTGTCCCGCCTGTTAGTGCAACTGTTTGGCTGGCCTGTGAGACGGAGCCGTTGGATAGCACCGTGCCGTTAACCCCCTGTGTCCCTCCAGAAAGAGAGACTGACTGAGATACCTGGGTAATGGCAGGGTTGTTATATCCGTAGTCGGCAGATGAAACTACCTGTGTCCCACCAGCTAAGGATAATCCTGCTGATGTTTGAGTAACCGAAGCTTTTTGTGAAAAAGCTACTACCTGTAATCCGCCGCTTGCTGACAGGCTGGTATTGACCTGAGTTACGGAAGAGGTTTGGATTGAACTAACGGACTGAGTGCCCGTAGAGGTCGAAAGTGTTACCGATAACTGAGTTACTCCCGCCTTCTGAGACGAGGCTACCGTTTGTGTTCCTGTGCTTGCCGAAACCGCCCCTGCTAACTGCGAGACGCTTGCATTGTTTATCCCTGCTGCTGAGACTGTCTGAAGTCCGCCCGATAGAGACATTGAGGTTGCCACTTGAGTCACAGAAGTGTTCGCTACCGAGGCGACTGATTGCGTTCCGCCGCTAAGGGCGAGAGGTGTAGCTACTTGTGTGACCGAGGCTGAGGCAATAATTACTGCCGCAACTGCCGCTGTTCCTCCAGATATTGATAAGGTTCTGCAAACCTGAGATATGGCGGAGCTGACTGCCTGAACTGCATTTACAACCTGGGTTCCAACCGATATAGCTATATTGGCTGCCACCTGAGCAATCGAGGCGTTTCTGACTGAGGCAACCTGTTGGGTTCCACCCGATAGAGTAAGTGCCTGTGAAACTTGGGGAATACCCACCGTATCTACTTGCGTCCCGACACCGATGGTCATAGTGGCCGCAACCTGAGTAATTGCCACTTTTCTTGATGAAGCAACTACTTGAGTCTGACCAGAAAGTGTTAAGGTTGCTACGGTTTGGGCTATTGCAATAGATTGTTGGTCTAGGAGTATTTTGCTAGTGCCATCTTCTTGTAAGATGTAACTAGCTGATTCTTGTAGGAGAAAATCAAGCGCCATATTTTCCCCCTCGCTATGTTATTCTAACAATTGCATGCCAGTGAATTACGTAGCCATTCACAATTACGGTTGAATTGTCGGCAAATCTGAAAATAATCTTTGATGAATTATGGTCTACTGCCACTATCTTTCCCGTAGATTGATATTCACGACCAGCACCAGTATTATATGTGTCTGTTATCGTTGGTCCGACTGGATAACTTAATTGATACTCCCCAGCGGGAGAGCCAGCACCTAACGCACCAAATGTAGTTGTTCCTCTAACTATCATCTCTTGACCGATAATCATAAAATTAGCCGTATCTGTAACCGTTTCCCCCGAGAATGTTCCCGATGAAGCCGTATGTGTTGGGGTGTAGGCCATCCAAGAAGCAAAGTCAAACGGTCTGACTGCCCTTGAATAAAAGTTAGCCGAGATGGCCGCATTTGCTACCGTATAGTCGGTTGACGTAGCTACTGTAAGAGTTGTAGCGGCAACAGCTACAATATAGAAGTATTTAACCGTCGTCTGGGTGATTTTAATCTTATCCCCGACCTGATACTTAGTCGTAGCATCAGACGGAACGGTAATTGTGGTAGCAGAAGCATAAGACCAAGATTCCGAGCAACTCACCCAACCAGTTCCAATTAGATTACCAACAGTAACCTGGCTGGTTGTGCCAGATTCTACCAATGGAATATTATCAGCTCCTAAGGGGGCTGTTACACTTGGGAGTGCACTTATTTTTGCGTCTGCCATAATGCTCCTAAGTTAGAGAGAAAACTCCATTTGTTGCGTCCCAAGTGATAACGAATGTACCGCCACCTGAGGCTGTGTTTGACCCACCAAAATCAACGTGGGCGATTGGACTGCCTGCTGAAACATAGACCTTTGCTGCAACTGCTGTAAAGCCAGCTCCTGTTGCTGTCCAAGTCGTTGTTCCTGCGGCACCACCACCGAAAGCACCTGTAATCTTACAGACCTTTGTGGTTGTCCCTGTTACTGTTCTTGTTCCTACCGCTCCCCCACCAGTTGTATAACCGTTAGCATTTGCTACTTCGGTTCCACTTGTGGTGTATGCAGCGTCTCCTGCTGTAAACGTTGATGCACTAAATAGAGCACAGTTTATAGTCGCTGCCGACCAACTATTGGCTCCAGTGACCATATCGTTTTTATACGCAGAGTAGATTTGTGTTACTACTGCCATATTATTCTACCTTTCCTGGTTCTGCCCCGAGGTCAATCGGCGGCACTTTAATTTCTACACTTATTTTAGGGTTTCCTTCTTCGTCAACCCCGTCTTTTGTGGTAACCACCTCACAGAGAACCTCTTGCGAACCTTCGTCTGTAGTTATGGTCATCTTTTTGTTTTCGGTTGTTACTTCCATATTCCTCCTATCCGTATGTTAATGTTGTTAAATCTGTTGCCACGTTATCAAAATTAGCATTACCATCACACCAAGTAATTGTGGTGTCATTTCCTGCTACTAAGACCTTTTTTACTTGCCAACCTGCCGTTGCTTGGTCTGTCCCAATTGGGGCGATGGCAATATATGTAGTATTGGCGTCTGGTTTAGTTATCTTCTGGGCCACAAGAGTAGAAGGCGTTTTTCTGAAAGTATAACCGTCAAAAGAAACGGGTTCTACCATATTCAACTGATTGGTAGTGTCAAACGACCTATTTATTAACGCTTGTTGCGAGTCTTGGGTATCATCTCTTGCCATCTATATATCTCTTCAATTCTTTACTATTCATTAACTCTAATGGTTTCTTTTCAAATTCTTCTTTTTCTTTTATTACTTCTAGCAGTTTCCTTTGGATGCGGATGAACTCTAGAAGTTTCTCGGTATTGGTGTAGACGTTATCTGTTGGTTTAACATTCCTGTAAAGTTCGTCTAAAACCTTCTTGTAGTTAGCCTTGGTATCGTCCAGTTCTTTTCGTTTAATCTCCGAGTTTATAAACGAGTCTATTTCGTGGGTGTGGCTTTCCATGTCAAAGTGGTGATAGGCGTCTCCTAGTTCAAAGATGTCCGCAAAATAGGGTTTCTGCTTCATCTCTTGTTTAAGTGACGGTGGTATCTCGGTCTCGGACGAAACACTTATTGTCGGTCCGTCTGAGGGTTTCTCGGTGGAGATTTCTGCAACGGTTACTGGCTGTCTAGCCAGAGTGCTATCTACTGACGATTCGTCCATCTTTCACCTCGTATTCATCTGTGAAGTATCTACCCATCGGACAGTTCTTACACATTGCTTGTCCTTTACCTTCAGGGTCTTTGCCTATATATAACCAGTAATGGTCACACACACCGTCAAACACTATATTAGTGGTAGAGTTTGATGTTTGGGTTGCTTCTTCCTCTTTGTTTGGTTGTTGTTGCTCTTCCAGCACTTGTTCCTCCTAATTTTTTAACGTTTAATTTAATCGCTTTAAGACCTGGGGTTGATGTCGAGGGGATTCCTTTAACAGCGACTTTCGCAATCTTTGGCGCTGACTTACCTTTAGTCACATATCCCCGTTCTTGATATTTAGCCCAGTCATCTTGAATCTTCTGTATCTGAGCCTGTTTTGTTAGAATGGTGGCTTGGTCTACTACTGGGTCAAGGTTGTTAATGTCTTCCTGTAATAACTTGGTCTTTTGGTCATAGTATGAACCCAAAGACTTAAGGTCATTATTTTTCTTAGCGGAAGAAATTGACTGGTCAAGCCCTATTCCCTTAACTGACCTTTGGATACTAGATTGAGATGCGGTACCGACAGAACCATCTGATTTAACGTAAAATATCTTATCTCCTATGGTTTGTTTACTTCCAACTGGTTTACCGTCTAAACTGTTCTTAGCCTGAGTTTCCTTAGCGGCCTGTAGGTTCTTTCCAATAACAACTTGTCCGTTAGAGACAACTGCAGTTTTGCCATTACTTAATTGCATAGAGCCGTTCCCTGGAAGTCTAATCTGCTTTCCGCCTTGGTTGAGTTTATTTATGGCGTCAATAGCGGCTTGTTCGCTCATCTTCCCGTCTTTAAATGCGTTCTGAATACTGGTGATTGAATTTTGTTTATTATTTTGGTCGTATACTCGGTTTTGTTGTTCTCCGCCAACAGCCTTGGCAAACCTAGAGGTTACGTCGGATACTACGCCAGTCCCTTTTACTTGGTTATCTGGAATCATGCCAGCCTTGTTCATAGCCACGTCACCGTAATGAAGCGCTTCTTCTCCAACTTTTCCAAAGGTTCCCTTAATCCAGTGTTCTGTTTGTAGGGGAGATTTCCCGAGGGC